TCCTTCTTTCTGTTCCAATAATCAGATTTTTTATTATATTGGCGCGGCATCTTTTATATTAAAGATTACACCAAAAGTATCAAAAGTAACTTAAAAGTACTTTTTTACCGAGCGAAAAATGGAGTGAAAGTACTTTGAACAGATTCAACCTTGGCTTCCATCATATCAAGATATATTTTTGTCATCCAATTGCCTAAAACTAGGCAAGAGTAAGAGTCTTTTCTTGTTTTCTCTGCGCCATTTTGTTTTTTAAGCTCTACTGGCAAATCAAAGCTTTGGTGTCCATTGGCAGTCGTTGTTGGCATAATCAAAGAGCATTGCGCCTTCACAAGCTCAATAAGATCAGCTTGATGATCTACAAAATCTACCATTTTAGCTTCTACTCCTTGCCCTTCCTCTTGATCTCTGAAAAATTTTAAATTTTTAATTGGTATGGATTTAGATTTCTGAGCAGTAAAGTCATTATCGATAGCCTCTGCGGCGAACAGGATCTTTCTATGGTCAAAATTAGACTGAAGGAGTTCGTTAGCGTATCTTATCCAGCCGCTTGTAGGAACTCGTAAATAACAAATTTTATTTGTGCTCCTGTTATAAGAGTTTCTAGCTTTTCGCATCTCGTCTTGATAAGTTTCCGGCGAATCAAAATCGCCTTCAAAGATTTTTACGTTAAGTTTTGCTTCTTTGAATAAATCGCTCTCATTAGCAGCGTTTATAAATTGCAGTCCACCGTTATAGTCACCACACATTGCAACAACATTGAAGTTAGTTAAAAGATAATGCAGATATTCTATATGTTTTCTTAAATTAGTTCCTGAAACTGCATAGTTATGAACAAGAATTCCCCTTCTGCTGCCTTTATCTAGCTTGATCAGATTCATTGCGAAGTCGTCGGAAGAATCTGTTTCTGCCCAAGATGGGTCGAAGCTTAAAATATATTCAGCGCTTTTTTCTCCAGCTAATTCGATGCACTGCCCTTCGCCAGCTTTGATTGTGCATTCGTGCATTTTGCTAAGTTTAAAGTAACCAGAAGAATCATCTACGAATTGAGAGCCAAACTCGCGCTTGAATTGCGATTCCGACATCGTTGACTTCGCTTGCGTCAACAAACTTTCGTCGTATAGTCCGTGAGGCGCGATATCATACGAAAAATGCAGGATCGCCCTTGTTGCCCCGCCTTTGCCATCTTTTTCTGGAGTCTCTATCAAATTTTCGTACTGCTTGTAAAGCTTGTACATGTATTCAAACTGATAGGATGCAGACGACAAAACAATAATTTTATTATTCGGCCATTTGAATCTATCTTGCTCTGTCATCTCACCTCTTTTAATTAGCTCAGTCTCCAAATCGTAAACTTGTTTTCTTTCTGTTGGGTTCTGCACAACAGACAAGAACGGAATAATAACTTCATTAAAAATTCTTTCTGGCATCAGCAAGAATTCGTCGATCATCATTCTGTGAAAGCGAAAACCGCGAAGCTTTTCACCGTCGCCAAGAGGCAAACACGTAATTTTGCTTCTGCCTATCTCCATCGTCCATTCATCTGAGCTTTTTGTGACTTTAGTGATACACTGCTTCAAAAATACCGCTTGTGGCTTTTCCGCAATTTCTTCGATTTTTTTGAAAATCATTTTCGCCTGACGGAACGTCTTACTTACAATACCAACGTGAACACCTTGGTTTAGTATTGCGTCAAGCGACGCAAAGACAGCGCAAGTAAAGCTCTTGGATAGCCCACGACTCCACACCATCATAGAATAGTCTGTTTCAAACATCGTCTTAATAGCCAAATGCTGAAACGGGAAAAGCTTAACCCCACAAATCATTTCTGAAGAGAACGAAATATTGGCGCGAAGAAACTTATAGAGAAGAATTTTAGCATCTCTTTCTTCCAAGAATCCTTTTTTTGACAGGATTTCTTCGTTTACGTTACGAAACTGTGCTTTTCTTTTTTGGTTTCCTTCTGTCCAAGCCATGATGAATCCTTGTCTAAAAAGTATTGAATGTCCACATCCCAAAGAACGCTGCCCATTGCAACTAATTTAGGAATTAAAATTTCGCTATTTGTTCTGTTGCCAGAAAATACAAATTGGCAATAGCCCGCAAACTCATGTTGCAGTAATCTCATATTATGATAAATAAATTTAAGATTTGCCTTATGAGGAGTAAAGTCGTTGTTGTTTTTTATTCGCTCAAGCGAAGACTCGACGACGACATACAAATAAGACTCCATCTGTTTGCATCTTTGTATTTCGCGTCTAAATCTTTCCAAGTTTTCTCCAACAAGAGTGCCTTTAAAATCAGACTCAGACTTTCGGTCTACAAAAGTTTTTGTATAGTGTGCTCCGCTTGCCGTATAATCTCCAAAGTCTAACTTAACATTCCTTTGGTTTTTAAACTCTAAAGGCTGCTGTTCTCTTGTGTCCACAAAAATGTTAACCTCAGAAAAATCTTCATAGAATTTTTTGGGCAAACTTCTTCTGAACATTGGATTTACTCCAATCTCATCGCAAACTTTAGAATAGGAACCAAAGTGCTTCTTGTATATATCAATCGAAGGCATGTCGCTGGTCTCAAGCTCCAAATGAAACGGAGCGTAGTTTAATTCTTTGTTCTTAACTCTGTTCGCAAGCATTTTTTTAATATACTCTTTAACAACTTCTGGCGATTCTATTTCGCACCACCTTAAAAGCTGCTCTCTATTATCAAAGTCTTTATCAAAATAAGACTCCTTGTCTTTGAAGGCCAAAAGAGTCCCAGTTAAAAGATTTTTCTTAGGGTGATGCTTTCTGTAATAGTCTCCAAGCGAGAACTTATGCTTCTTGATATGGGTGTGCAAAGCCCTTTCGCTTTGGAAGATGTTATTGCATTCTAGACACTTAGACTGCATCATTTAATGATATTCCCATGATGCGAGCTTTCCATTCCACCATAGATTCCATCTTTTGCGCCTCATCCATAACCAGCGACTTTTGCATTTCGGCAATTTTAATCATGTTGGCTCGCTCTTCCTCGTCTTGAAACAACTGAACAATAGAAAGGATTGATGCGTTTTCTTTTTGTCTTGAGGAGATTCTTTCGCGCCTGTCGCCTTGCAGCTTTTTGATTAAGCTCTCTACACGCCCTTCGCACTGGTGATACTCGCTGCTTTTGGCTTTGATGATTTCGGCTAAACGAATACTCATTTCATTCTGTTCCTGAGTCTCCTCAAACATTTTGTTTAGCTTGTCCAAGTGTCTCGACGTAGTTTCAAGATTAATAATTTCTTTACAAACGTTCATATACAAGTTGACCTCGTCAGCGGTGAGATCTGGCTTATCCCAAGTCATTCTAATAAACTCTTGCTCAAAAATATTGCGATCTTCGTGAGAAGTGTAGCAGTTTATAATCTTTTGAAATCTAGAATTGCCCAAGTTGATGGATAGCTTATCCATGCAGACTTTGTGATGCCTTGTAAGCCGTTCCTTGTCTAGCTTCTCGCCAGTCGCATCATTAATCTTATTGATGATACGCTCTGCTGAACGAGGGACTTGATATCTTACAAAAGCCGCATTATCTGACTCGGAGTTGTTTTCGCAGCCAGAGATTTTAATATAGTTGCTAACCGTTCTGTGTTCAGACCCCATTGCCGCAATTGACTTTCCGGGGTAAAGAAGTTCTGCAATTTTCAGTGAAGATATTCCGTCCCTAGCTTGATCTTCTATAAACTCCTGTTGCTGCTTGGTAAGAGGCAAGTCTCCAACTTTTTCATATTTAGACGTCTTATATTCAATTTTATTTGAGCCCAAAAACGATCTAATAGCAACGCCTTGCTTTGTTCTCCCATCCAACGTTTCATCATTAAAGAATTTGCGCGTAATAGTATTTAAATCAGGGAATTGCTGGGCAAGTTCCTTGATTCTCTGACCCTCTTCCTCAGTAAATGTTATTTGATTTTTATTGGTAGCCACCTAAAATATCCTCGCTTTGTAATATCTTAATCGCTACTGAGCGAAATAGTTTTTTAAGATTTTTGATTTGTTTATATCCTGCCTTTTTACCCTTTTCGTTTGTTTTGTAACCCATCTCTGCCGCGACTTTTTCCTCATCAGCACCATCGATGTATAATCTAGAATACACTTTATATTGCTTAGGCGCTAAACGATGCTTCATTTCTTCGTGCAACTTTTGTGCGCTACCAAGAACATCAAAGTTCAAATCTCGCATGCCCTGAACTGTTTCGGAATGGTTTTCTGTAGAGACGGCGAGTTTTACATCATAGGCGCTCTTCTTTGTCTTTTCCCATTTTGAATACAGTGGACATTCCGAGCACTGGAGGCCGCTAGGAGTTATCGAGCAAGCTGGTGGTTCATTACCTTGATTATACTTGCACGCCAAACAAGGGCGCACATAATTCGAATAATTATTCCGCAATAAATTCTTGATCTGATTGACCGTTATTCTTGAGATCCAAGGCTCAAGCGGGCGGTCCTGTTTCCACATCTTCCATTTCTTGGAAATATGGAAGCGAATAATCTGAGCGACATCATCATAATCCATCCAAGCAATTGCTTTTAATTGCCAGATGTACCTGTGCTTTTCGATTATTCTATCTATTACGTCTTGCTTGTCTTCGTATCTAATCTTGCGCCTCAGTTTTCGTTTTTCCATATTTAGTGGGTGACAAGCTTTCTATCCCACTTACTCTTTTAGACGCAAATTTCTTGACTGAGGCATTC